GACTGAGGTTTTGTCCAGGTGGGTTGCCACAATAACCGCAGCCATCGGTGAAATTGAATGGCGTGCATGTGAATCTGCTGAGTTGGATTTAGACCCTGAGAAAATCACCTGGATGGCAATGGATCATTCACCCGATCGAAAACATGCGGCATTGGTTGCAGCCCAGCAAATTGGAGATGATCAATTTTTGATCAAATTGCTGCACACCTGGCAAAATGATCTGAGCCTCGATGATAAGGCAATTGCCAATGATGCAGCCGCCTATTGTCGCAAATATCCAATTGAGCATTTGTTATATTCAAAACGCACCAGTGCGGCCGTTGCAGATCGATTGAAACCAGCAGGCATCCCAGTCATGGAAGCCGATGGATTTTATCCGCAAGCGTGCGATGAATTGATTTCAAGCATTAACAGTGGGCGTTTGCGGCATCGAAATCAGGAGCAGTTAAATCTGCAAATGTTATCAGCGGTTAAATTACCCAGGGGCGATGGTGGATTTGTATTTGGTCGCAGGGCATCTCAATCCGCAATTTGTGCAGCAGTGGCCAGTGCGCTGGTTGCGCATTTTGCGACACGCCCATCAACAGATGTGGACATTTTAATCGGTTAGTGGTAATTCAATGAAAAAATGATCACATGGGATTATTTGATCGATTTCAGCTAAATACGAGATTGGCTGACCCATCCCTGGATGTTGCCGCATCAAATTTGGCACCAGTGCAAGCATTAGATTCAATTTTCAATCCACTGGGCGGATTTAACACTGCAACCCGTGAGGAAGCAATGAGCATTCCAACCGTTGCACGGGCACGAAATATTATTTGCAGCGCAATTGCATCAATTCCAATTGTGATTCGAGATCGTTCAACTGGAATGCGAGTTGATGCGCCACGTGTGATAAATGATCCTGATCCAAGAATCCCAGGAGCAGCAAGTTGGGTTTGGTGTGCTGAGGATTTATTATTCTACGGTTACAGTTATTTTCAAATTTCAGAATTGTATCAAGACACATTTAGAGTGCGTTCAATGCAGCGGATTGCCCCATCAAGAGTTGCAGCACAATTAAATTCCAACTCCACTGAGATAATTGGCTACACAGTTGATGGATACGCAGTGCCTAACACTGGAGTTGGATCATTAGTAGTTTTCTATGGTAATGATGAAGGTTTATTAAATCGAGCAGGTCGCACCATTCGCACTGGTGCTGAATTGGAGCGAGCAGCAGCAAATTATGCCAGGGAGCCAGTTCCATCAATGGTTTTGAAATCAAATGGATCAGCATTGCCAGCAGATCGAATTGCAAAACTTTTGGATTCATGGGGCATTGCAAGGCGTAACCGTTCAACTGCATTTTTGAATGCGGATGTAACAATGGAGCAAATTGGCTTCGATCCCGAAAAATTACAGTTGGCGGCTGCACGTTCATACATCGCAACCGAATTGGCCAGGGCAATTGGCATTCCAGCATATTTTGTTGATGCCGAAACTGGATCATCGATGACTTATTCAAATGCGACAACTGCATTGCGCACGTTGCGTGATTTTTCATTGATTCCAATTGCAAATTCGATTGAGCAACGTTTATCAATGCCGGACTTTACGCCATCATCGCAGGTTGCACGCATGGATTTTGATTTTTATTTGCGTGGATCAAGTTATGAGCGAGCGCAAGTTTATGAAATATTAAATCGCATTGGCGTAATGACCGCTGATGAAATTAGACAAATGGAGGACATGGCACTATGAAAATGACGACACCAATGCAGATCACCGCAGCTGATTCCGAAGCCAGGACAATTTCTGGTCGAATTGTTGCATTCAATGAAACTGCAAATGCATCAACTGGAAAAGTAATTTTTGCTAAAGGCAGCATTGCTCCAAAAGATGTTTTTCTTAACCTTGAACATGACCGCACCCGTAGAATTGGAAAAACATTGAGCATGAATTTAAATTCTGATAAATCAATTGATGCAACTTTTAAAATTGCTAAGACAAACGCAGGCACTGATGCATTAGAGGAAGCCGCATCGGGAATGAGGGATGGATTTTCAATCGAATTGGCCGTCAATGATTATGAGATGCAAAAAGATGGCACTATGAAAGTTTTATCAGGTGAATTGACAGGTGTTGCATTAGTCACTGAGCCAGCAGTTAAATCTGCAAAGGTTTCAGAGGTTGCAGCAACCGAAGGAGAAAATTCTGAAGCGGAAAAAAATTCTGAATCAGATCAAACAAATACAAAGGAGAACGCAGTGACCGACAATCAAGCCGTTGAGCCTGCTGCACCAACTGAATCAGTTGATGTTGCATCAGCAGTTCAAGCGACATCAGCACCAGTCGCCTACACAAAACCACGCTCACCAATTGTGGACAAACACACTTATTTGGAGCATTTTTTAAAAGCAAACGTTTTAGGTGATGAGGATTCCCGCATTTATGTGCGTGCAGCCGATAACACCACATCAACTGCACCAGGTATGGTGCCAACACCTCAATCAGTTCAGGTTATCAATGCACTAGCAAATGGTGATCGTGGAATGATTGATGCATTAAGCCGTGAGGCATTAGTTACTGAGGGCATGACATTTGAATTGCCAAAGGTAACCGCAGTGCCAACCGTGGCAAACGTTGCAGAAAATGCAGCCGTTACTGAATCATCATTATCAGCCACATTTTTATCGGTTCCAGTTCAATCATTCAAAGGCCGTGCGATCACGACCGTTGAATTGATTGACCGCAGTCGGCCTGAATACATTGCAGCCTTATTGCAAAATTTAGAATTTGCTTATGCAAAAGTTACTGATGAATTTGCAGTTGGCACAATTCAAGCAGCTGGACAACAGACTGGCGTGAATGCAAATTCTGCAACAGGATTTTTAGCATACACATCCCAAGCCGCAGCAGCGGTTTATGGTTCATCATTAGGATTTGCACAAAACCTGGTTGTATCTCCAGGACAGTGGGCAAACATCATGGGTTACAATGACAATGGAACACCGCTTTACAATGCAGCGAATCCATCAAACCAGGCTGGACTTGCAACTGCTGGTTCATTGCGTGGCCGTGTATCTCCAGGACTTGATCTTTACGTTAGCCGATCAATTGGCAACGCTGGTGGATCAACATCAACTGGTGATTTTTCAATGGTTACAATCAATCCAAATGCATGGACATGGTATGAATCTCCACGCTTTACATTACGCACCGCAATTCAATCTGATGGAACAGTTGATTTGCTTTATTATGGTTATGCAGCAATTGCTCCAAAAATTCCATTTGGTGCATGCTGGAATCAGACCTGATAAAAAATTAAGTCATGGGTAATGGTCGCTCCCGAACATTGCCCAGCCGAATGAAAGGATTTGCTAATGCCCATCATTGATGCCGATGATTTACGTGCCGTGCTGGGCGTTAGCGATTCCCTATATTCTGATGCTTATTTGGATCAAATTATTGCAAGTGCTGAATCAATTTGTTTGCCATTGCTGACCCAAAATGCAGCGGCCATTGATTCTTATCAAATCAAATCGGATGTCATTTATTTTTACACGATCCGCCCGAATTTTTTTGTAGAGGGTCAATCAGTTATCGTGACTGGTTGTGGTGACCTTGATGCAACATACACCGCCAATGCCCGAACATTGGATGCGTATATGTTTGCAGCATCCGTCAATGAGGCTGATTCAGTGGTCACACCAGTTATCCCCGCTGGCCTTGCCGTGCTTGATGGGTCGAGTGCGGCAGAGATTTACGCAACCAATGATGCAGTTAAAAACGCATTATTAGGTTTAAGCACCGACATATTTCAGGCAATTATTGCCCCTGGATCACAAATTGAGGGTGTGGATTTTGCTCAAACAATTTATCGAACAGGCCGTGCAATGATCAATCGCCAATTTGGATTGTTAGCACCGTTCATTGATGTTGAAACAATTGCCCAATGAGTGCATCAATAAATGAGGTTCGGAATGATTTAGCCACTGCATTAGGTGCAATTGGTGCAACAGTTTATGGATGGGTTCCCGAAGCAATAATCCCCCCAGCGTGCGTGATCATCCCCGATTCTCCTTATCTTGAAAGTACCCTAATTTCAAAATCATCAGTTAGTGTCAAAATCAATTTTACAATTTCAGCTGCCGTGGCCTATAACTCAAACCCTGGTTCATTAGATAATTTGGAAACATTAGTAATTCAGATTTTGGGAGCAATGCCTGATGGATATGTGGTTGGCGATGTTCAACGCCCAACCATTACAAACGTGAACACATCATCACTTTTAATTGCCGACATTTCAGTCAGCACTTACTACAACCAAGATCAATAGGAGAAAAAAATGCCAACTACAATCATCACTGGCCGTGACATCACATTCACCATTGAAGGTGCCTCATATGATGCCCAGGCAACTAGTGCAACCTTAACAATTGCATCCACAATTAACACTTATCAAACATTGGATGGCAAGGCTTATTACACCACCGACACCCAGGGCACGTTTGCCGTTGAGATGTTGGCAGATTGGACTGCTGGTGGATCATTATGCAATGCATTATGGACTGCCGCAGAATCTGCACCAAACACACCATTAACAGTTTCATTCACCGCTGCAACTGGATCAGTTTTTGCATTTGATGTGCAACCAATTTTCCCATCAGCAGGCGGCACCGCACCTGATGCACAAACGGTTTCATTGTCATTTACTTGCGTGACCACACCAACACTATAAAAAAGAATCGGGAGCAGCACAATGAAACTACCAATTAAAATTGAATATGGAAACGGGGAAACCGAAACCTATATTGCCCAGCCACCTGAGTGGGCAAAATGGGAGCGTGAAACTGGAAACATTATTAGCCAAGCCAAAGACAAAATGGGCATTTCTGATTTGATGTTTTTGGCTTACCACGCAATGAAACGCACCACAATTGGAAAACCAGTTAAACCATTTGAAGCCTGGTGTGAAAGTGTTGCGGATGTGATTGTTGGTGTTGATGACCCAAAAGTTTCAAGCGTGGAAGCATAAACCGATTATTGATTGAATTGGCAATTGCCACATCAATTCCAATGAGGGAATGGGAAAGCGCAGAACAGATTTTGACCGCAGTTGAAATTTTAGAGGAGCAAAATGGCAAGTGATGCAATTACTTATGACAAGGCTCAATTGCGTGGAATTATGAAAGCATTTGGAGCCATGAGTGATGAAGCGGTTGCTCAGGCCAAAAAACAATCAGGTGCGCTGGTGTCTTATTTGCGTGGAAAAGTAATTGGATCGGCCAGTTTAACAATCAATAGGGCGGATGATCGCATTGCTGAACGTTCGGTTGTTAGCAAGTCATCCAAAATTGGTGAATTAAACCTGGGATTTGCGGCTCAAAAATACAGTGGTGGTGGCACTACGCAGCAACTATGGGG